GCGTTGTACGTTCAAACGGCCGAAGTGGACACGGTTGGGTATGTAGTGGCCGTGGGGGATGAAGCAGCCGAGGAAGGCTTAAAAGTAGGCGATAAGGTATATTTCGGCACGTTGGCCAAAGACTATAAAGACGAGTATCTAAAATACCACAACTTTAAAGATGGTGACGATAAGTTATTAGTATTATCATGGCAAGACATTTGTTTTATAGAGGAGTCAGAAGATGCCGTTAATTAAATCAACCAAAAAAGAAGCGTTTAAAAAGAACATCGAAACCGAAGTAAAAGCCGGTAAACCCGTTAAACAGGCCGTGGCCATAGCATACAGCGAAAAGCGTGAAGCAGCCAAGAAAGACGCTAAAAAGAAATGACTGAAGAAGAATTAAAATTGATTTTAGAAAAAGCATTTGCAGAAGGGTTTTATGAAGGTTTTAGATCATCAGGAGAAGGGTGGAATGGAGAATACCCATTTAATGACAAAAATCTTGAAGTGCGAAATCATGCAAGTATTGTTGAAAACTTGAATAATTCGTGGAATAAATATATTTTAGAGGAACAAAAATGAGCGAAGAATGGCAAATATTTTGTATTTTTGTTGGCGCTGGATTGGGTTTATATGTTGGCGCATTGTTGTCTGTATATTTTGAACTTATTAGAAAATGAGTAATTTAGTCGTTCACTTACTGATTGCAATGGGAATGGATGAACATCTATTTATGAAGTGGCAAGCAGGCAAGAACTTTAAATCAACCAAAAAAGGCCCAGGCCGTAAACACAAACAAGGAAAGTAAATGTTTAATTTTCAACACGAAGTCCAAGACGTAAACTTAATCATCACCGCGCTAGAACATAAAGTGCGTGATATGCAATTGTTAATCCAAAAGTTAACAAAACAGGCTAACGAACAATTACCAGCACAAGCCGAACCAACAGATGCAAGTCCAACAGTACAAAGTTAAAGACTTAATACCTTACGCCAACAATTCACGCACACATTCCGATGCGCAAGTAGCCCAAATAGCTGCAAGCATAAAAGAATTTGGGTGGACAAACCCCATACTGGTGGATGGCGAAAAAGGTATTATTGCTGGGCACGGCCGGTTATTGGCAGCGCGTAAGTTGAACATGGATGAAGTGCCGGTTATCAAAATAAGCCATTTAACGCCTACACAAAAGAAAGCCTTGGTTATTGCCGATAATAAACTGGCCATGAACGCCGGTTGGGATACCGAACTGCTAACCATAGAACTGGACGAGTTACTGGCAGACGGCTTTGCGTTGGAACTATTAGGATTTGATAAAGACGAATTAGACGCCTTACTAGCGCCAGAACAGGTTGAGGGGCTAACAGATGAGGATGCCGTACCTGAGATACCTGAGGAGCCTAAAACAAAGCTGGGGGACATTTGGGTGCTTGGCAACCATAGGCTAATGTGTGGGGATTCCACAAGCCTAAATGATGTTGAAAAACTAATAAATAATACAAAAATAGATATTTGTTATACAGATCCACCTTACGGAATTAATGAAAAAGGTGACAGAACTGCAAGAAAAACAGGTTTAGCTAAAAATCATAATTTTAAAGATTTTAAAGATGATACTATTGATTATGCAGTTGAAGCCTATCAAATAGTTGAAGGAGTATTACAAATACCCAGACAAGTTTGGTGGGGCGCTAATTACTATTGCCATGCTCTCCCACAATCTAATAATTGGTTTGTTTGGGATAAAAGAGTTGAAAACAAAATGGCAGATACTCAATCAGATTGTGAATTAGCTTGGGTAAAATCAAAATGGTCAAGTGTAAGAATTTTTAGACATTTGTGGAAAGGTTTTAATAAAGCAAGTGAAAGAAATCAACCAAGAGTACACCCTACACAAAAACCAGTAGCTTTAGCTGAATGGTCATTTGATTATTTTAAGGAAGTAAATACGGTTTTAGATTTATTTGGTGGTTCAGGTAGCACATTAATTGCTTGTGAAAAAACAAATAGGTCTTGCTTTATGATGGAATTTGAGCCACATTATGTTGATGTCATAATAAAGCGGTGGCAAGAATTTACCGGAAAACAAGCGATTCATGCCGAAATCGGGCAGGAATTCGGAAAACTGTAAGTATTTGATATAACAAAGGATTTCTTTATAACTTTTAGTTATCTTCCGACTATAAAAAGATGCAAGAACACGAACCAACCGAAAAGACAAGAATTCAGGTGCAACAGGCATCGGGATTAGGGCTGCCACAAGAGCAAATTGGGGCGCTTATTGGCATAAGTGACAAAACATTGCGTAAATACTACGGGACTGAATTAGCGCTTGGTAAGGCCACGGCATCGGCATCCATAGCCAAGTCACTATTTAATAAGGCGCAAGCTGGTGACACGACCGCCATGATCTGGTGGACAAAAGCGCAAATGGGCTGGGGTGAAACAAATACTACAAAACTGGCCAACCCTGACGGTTCAGCAATTGAAGGTTTCCAAATAGTATTTAAAGATGGCCAACCTAGCGGAAGTTGAGTTCCCCGTTAAGCTGCAATGCTTATTTAAAAAAAGCCGGTACAAGGTGCTTTGGGGTGGGCGCGGGGGCGCAAAGTCTTGGGGGATAGCCCGTGCTTTGTTAATATTAGCCACTAAAAACCCATTACGCATACTATGCGCCCGTGAATTCCAAACTTCTATACGGGATTCGGTACACAAGTTACTTAGCGACCAAATAGCAAGTTTAGGCCTAACCGACTTCTACGAAATAACCGACCGCACTATACGGGGCAGAAACGGCAGCGAATTTAACTTTGTAGGCCTGAAGAACAACGTGGCCAACGTAAAGAGTTTTGAAGGTATTGACGTATGCTGGGTGGAAGAAGCACAAACGGTATCTGCCCGTAGCTGGGACGTTCTTATACCTACCATTCGTAAAGAAGGCAGCGAAATATGGGTTTCTTTTAACCCGGAACTGGAAAGCGATGCTACTTACCAACGGTTTATTCAGCACCAACCAGAAAACGCCATAGTCCAAAAGATTAACTGGAACGACAATCCTTGGTTCCCTGAAACGCTAGACCTAGAACGGCGCACGTTGCAATCCCGCGACCCTGAAGCCTACAACACCGTATGGGAAGGGTTATGCCGCCAGACTGTGGACGGTGCTGTGTTTGCCCGTGAAATGCAAATGGCCGAACTGGAAGAACGCATAACTAAAGTGCGCTACGACCCTACCAAGCCTTGTTATACGGTTTGGGATTTGGGTTGGGCAGACAGCACAGCAATTTGGATAGTTCAGTTCATAGCCCAAGAAATACGGTTAATTAGGTACATTGAAGACAGCCAACAAACCATAAGCCATTACCTTGCCTTGCTGCAAACCTTTGGCTACGTCTACGACACGCATTGGCTACCCCATGATGCGCAAAATAAAACTATTGGTTCTAATGGCCGCAGCATTGAGGAAATTGTCAGAAATGCCGGGTTTAAGACTAAGATTATTCCGAAAACTAGCGTGGTGGATAGCATAAACGCAGCCCGTACATTGTTTAGGAACTGTTATTTTGACCGGGATAACTGCTATGACGGCCTACAATGCTTACGCCACTACAAATATGACGTAGACCCGGACACAAAGCAGTTCAGTAAAAACCCGCTTCACGACCAATATTCCCACGGCGCAGATGCCTTCCGCTATATTGCGTTGGGCGTACAAGAAACTAGACCACGCAAGCCAAAGCAAATACAATACGCACATCCACAGTCATGGATGGCTTAAAGGAACAAAATGGCATCAGATTACCAAGACGGCGATTACAACCCGATTATTGACGAAGCAAAGCAATTCCTAAAGTTTTGCAACGATGCCGACACCATGAACCGGCAAGAAGCGCTGGAAGACCTTAAGTTTGCTTCCGGTGGCGATCAATGGCCAGTAGACCTTCAGAACAGCCGTAATTTGGAATCGCGCCCCGTTCTGACTATTAATAAGCTAGACGGGTACTGCCGCCAAGTAACCAATCAACAACGCCAACAGCGCCCACGCATTAAGGTTCACGCAACCAACACGGTAGAAGATGCTGCCGAAGCCAAAGTTATTCAGGGCATGGTGCGCCACATTGAAGTTAATAGCAACGCAGACAATGCTTACGACATAGCCTACGACTTTGCCGTGCGTGCTGGGTGGGGCTTCATTCGCGTTGACCACCGCTACAAAAGCGAAGATAGTTTTGACCAAGAAATATATATTGACCCAGTAGAAAACCCGTTCACCGTGTACTGGGATCCAAACAGCGTGGCCATTGACGGTTCGGATGCCGAGCGTTGCCTTATTACC